ATGACACCGCAAGAGCTTAAAGAATATTTTGACAGCAATCCGCCACCCTTTGAAGTAGAATGGAAACCGTGGGCGAAGGTTATTAATACAAAAAAATTTTTAGAAGCTTGCTATACTGCTATTAGTGTTTACAAGGGCAATTACCAAAACTGTCCTGATTACTGGCACTTGTTGGAATTTTACAATCATATAATCGGCCAAAAAGCCGATAATTAACACTATCGGCTTTTTGGCCGATTATTACTTCTTTGGAGGGCAATAAAAGATTATATATATTAGCAATAATTACCTTCTTTCGTTTTATTCTGACAAGAAATCATACGGTGAACTACATCCGTAAGATGACCAAGGGTAAAGCTCCTTGGTCAATTATTCGAATTTGACAACGCTGTTTGCTGTATGCCATCTCCCTATGGTAGACGAAGAAATAGGAATTACCTTTAAAGAGCGCAATGTATCTACTTAGAAAATTACTAATATACACTCTTTGCATCCTCTGCCATATCCCTGCTTTTAGCCAGGAGGTTATGAATATTAAAAAAATAGCAGACGAGGCACTTGAACAATCGAAGGTGGCCTCTTTAAAGCGGCTCATAGCGGATGCGGATCTGACGCTAAAAGTTCAGGCCTTGTCGGTGACAGATAATCCGCCCATGCCAGCCAGTAAAGATATACATGATTATTACAGTTGGTCGCCGTACAGTTGGCCTAATCCGAACGCTAAAGATAGTTTATCGTATATCACCAAAGATGGAGAGACAAACCCCGAAACCGAAAAAGTGTCTGATAAACCATTGCTTCGCAAAATGTCGGTCTCAGTTCATACATTGGCACTTGCTTATCATTTTACAAAAGATAAAAGATATGCACAAAAATCCGCTGAATTGATTAGGAGGTGGTTCTTAAATCCTAAAACCAAAATGAATCCCAACTTGAATTTTGGTCAGTGTAAACCAGGTGTAGAAGTGGGCACGCCCACAGGCATTATTGATTCGAGATGGTTCATACTGGTGATTGATGCTCAAGAGATGCTTCAAGGAGCTGATGTGTTCCAAGAAGCAGAAAGAAGGGAACTAAAAGTATGGTTCAATACCTTTTTGAATTGGCTGTTAACCAGTGAAATTGGAAAAGAGGAAGGGAAGAAGAAAAACAATCACGGAACTTGGTATGCTGCCCAAACGGCTTATTATGCTTTATATACCGGCGATAACCAACTAGCGACAAAAATAGTTAGCGATAGCAAAAAGTTTTTTGACACCCAGATCGATTCAATGGGTCGGCAGATATACGAACTGAACCGCACTAAATCCTACGATTACAGTTTGTATAATGTGCATGCGTTGATAACCTTGGCAAAGGTCGGTAGTAAAGTTGGCATTGACTTATGGCATTACAATACGGACAATGGAAATTCTAAAAATATATTAGAATCCATTAAATACCTTGCAGGTTTTGTCGAGCCTGGTTCGATATGGCCGTTTAAACAAATTACCGATAAAGCTATTAGCCTGGATGTTGATGATGGTGGTCATTTTTCCGTCTATTATCCTTATGATCTATACAGCGCGCTATTATCTTATTATCACGTGTATAAAGATGCATCGCTGCTGAATTTATTAAGGAAATTAAGTGAGGGGGTAGCGAAAGAAAATCGGGCAAATCTTTTAGTTTTCAGGAAATAACACATAGACGAAAATCTCCAACTTCAGGCGGTGTGTAGTCTATAATCTTTCTGTCCGCATCCCTGCTAAACGAAAAAAGTCTCAGTTTTCACTGAGACCTTATGTACCCCGGAAGGGATTGTCGGCGTCCCTGTTGGCCCGCACTCGGCCCGCCGAGAAAGTGTTCGAACCCGACCGACCCTTCTATTCGCATCCCTTTTAAATGACAAAAGTCTCAGTTTTCACTGAGACCTTATGTACCCCGGAAGGGAGTTACGCCACACCTTATATTCAAACAGTTAGTTTCATTTTTGCGAAGCATCGCACTTCATTGCTTATATGCACTACTCCAGAATTCCGTACTGCGCTTCATATCTTAATACTAAATCAGACGTTCGCCTATGCGCGTCTAGAATTTCTTGTTGCTTTTGTTTTAAGGAAGATATTTGACTCTCTAAAACTGAGTTTTCCTCACGAAGTATATTGCATTGAACATTAAGATCACTAAGAGCTGTCTTGAGACGTCCCACTTCCATTTCAGATGCTTGAAAAGATTGTTCTAAGCCTCGTATTGTATTTTCGAGTTCTACTTTATCTCGCTGAAATGCATCTCCTTGTTCCGTCATCTGTTTTCTCAATTCGATCCGAGATACGTTAATGTCTTCAATAACTCGATTTTTCAATTCAACTTCTTCCAATGATCTAGTTTTGGCTGATTCCAACTCTGTGCGGTATCGTTCAGTTAATAGAGCGATTTCTTCTCTATTCCTTAGTACCTCCTCGTTGAATCTGTCAATCTGTTGAGCAAGTTTCTCATCCCTTTCTTTTACCTGCAACTGTAGACTTTGTACTGTCGCGTTTACATTCTCAGCATTTAGTAGTTCCGCCTTTGTTTTTTCTAATCTGATCTTCTTTGTCTCAATCTCTTGCTGATCGTCCAAATCGTTTTCCTTTTGTTTCAACCTCCGCTTCCTTGCGTTCTCTCTACCCCTTGTTAAAAGGTAGTCTAGCCCTAAAGTCAAGTAAGGTACACCGAGAACGTAAATGACAGTGACTATAACGCTAAATAGAAGTGCTGTCCAAAAATACAGGTAGTAATTTTCAATAAAAACAATACGGTCCTCAATTGAATTTGACGAAAAAACAAGGATAACGATCGCTTTCCAATTGAATACTACCATAGACAGTAAGAATGGGCCAATAACAGGGTGTTTGATTCGCTCTCTGTATGTGGACAAAAATATGTCTAAAAGGTCTTTCATATTTTGTTAATCGACTGCGCAATTGTATTCAGAGCATCTTGTATTTCCTGCTCATTTATAACATCGTCATATTGATCCCAATTCTCAATCTCAAGTTCCTCTGCTATTAAATCGTATTTACGCTCCAACCTATTTAGCCTGGCTATAAGCAATATCTGTGTGTCGTGGATAATTTGCAGCTTGTTAATAGTATTATCTTCCATAAACATCATCCTTATATTTCTTTTTCTTCGCTTCGATTTCTTCTGCCTTTTTCACATTGTCGGTCATTTCCTGTAATATCTCTGATGTAATCTTACGCTTCATTACATAATGATATACATTCTGATTACCAATGGTAATAGCATACGCATTCACGAAATCCCAACCCTCACTATTCATGTAGTTCAATGCGTCGATTACCGAATTGAACTTTACGATCTTCCCTTCTTCGTTTTTGATCCAATCTTTCCTCCATATATTAACCTCCTGGCCAAAATCAATGGAAACCTTAACTTTTGTACTTAGCAAAGGTTGGTGGGCCAAAACCATACAATATTGTTCAGTTCTAGGCAAGCTTTGTTGTTGCGAAAAAGCAACATATGGCAAAAGGATAAATACAAAGAGTATAATTTTCATCATGTTATTTATTATTAGAAATTAGTTTTAGGTTCAATATTTAGGTTTATAATCGGTTACTCTCTAGCCCATATGCAAACCTCTCAACTCTGCTTGCTCTTTTATTATGTCTAACAATGAAGGGATTTCCTCCCTTATTTTAGAGTAATCACCAAAAATTTTTACAGTGAAAGAAATTTGATTTTTAGGCTCAACAAGCCGCTTTTCTGTTCTCTGATAACTTTCAGCTTTTTCTTCCACAATATCATTTGACCCTTGAGCAATTAAATTGGCAATCGACTGTATCCCTTTTTTATGCTTCAAATACAAACTAATAAAATCATATTCAAGAACTTTTGAAGCATCTACCAACTGATCCAGTGTGAGGTCAGATTTTTTGAAAAAATGATATAAGTTCCTTTCTTCCATATTCATAGCGTCCGCAAATTCTGCGTTCTTGAACTTCCTAAGTTTCGCTATTTTCTTTATTTCCTCTCCAATTACGAATGACATGATGCAAAAATCTGAAAAATAATTGACCTAAATATCAGGTAGTTATGACATAAAATTGAGTTTAACATGAAAAAATGTTGAGTAAAATTTGATATTTGTCAAATTATTTTCGTCTTTTGTTTTAAATACCGAAACAAATTTGACTATAAAATAATCATGAAGAAATCGCAAGAAACTACCAATTATCTAGACGTGCTTCGGAACAAGTTACCAAAGAAAGGTCTAAGAGAGATTGCGCGAAGACTGGAACTAAATCCAGCCACAGTTACGAAAGTTTTCAATGGGGAATTTGAAAATGAATCAGTGATCGACGAAGCCATTAAAATCGTCGAAGAAACGAAGGAAAGGAAGCGCCAATTAGCAGAACGCATCAAAGCCCTTTAATTATGCACGGCCAATCGTTAACCAAACTACCAGCAGGGCTTACCGACAAGGGGGTCGAGTTCTTCGTAAAGGAGCAACAAATCTATTGCATCCATGACGAAAAAATTTTCAAGTATCAGGATATCCCTCAGTACATACTGGATATCATAGATGCCGACATGGTAAAGCAACCTGAAGCAATGAGGGCTTTGAATGATTGGGATTTGACAACCATTGAAGAAATGCGCAAACAATACATCTTTTGCCGTTTCGGTGGTTTTGATACCGATCCCGATATCTCAGAAAATGGCACGGTTGATCATACGGAGTACTTCGATTGCGGCCGTCGCGGCAGATGTAAACAGGAGGGGAAGCTTTGCAGCGCTATCAAAGTAGCAAACGGACACCTTACCAAACAGGAAATCAATGTAATGAAGTGCATTGCTCGCGGCTGCACCTATGAGCAGTGTGCTGATGAACTGAACATTTCAACCAACACCGTTAGCTCCCATATTCAAAACATTAAGGAAAAGACCGGCTTTGTAAGCATTGCCGAAATATCCGGATTCGCTCACAATAAAAACTTTATATAAATGAACACACCTTACCTAAACAAAGAAATCTTAGCTATTGTGAAAGAGATCGCAGTTGCCAAGATAAACGGAAGCACCTGCTTAGTAGAACTAGAAACGAAGTTAAAAACTAAAATCGATCAGGTTGCCCATGAACTGCACCGAAAAGGAGAAAAGAACTTTTGGAGCGTGTTTGTTCGATTGGTCATTCACAAAAAAATAACTCACGGTGTAGAGTGGTCTAGCTCCAGCGGTAACTTAGACATCCGCCTAATGGACATATATGATGTGTATGCGGATACCATGCGTGAATTCCTACCCGACGAACCCGTACTTGAAATGGGCACACTCTACAATGTGCTAATGAAAAGCCAACACTATGTAAAACGGCATAAACCGTTCTTCAACGGCCAACAAAGATGGTGTTTGCAATTTGAGCCTAATGAGCATATCGCTTTAAAATCGAAATAACCATGATACACGGTAAATTTTACACCCCCGAAAATCACACTCCTTTCGTGGTATTTGAATACCCTGAAAGAGCTAAGCAGTCGCCTTGCGCACTCAAGGTGTCGAGCCAAGAAGAAGCCTACTGCTTATGGCGCGTACACACGCGAAAGTATATACTGGACACACTGAAAAGCTTTGTGATGCAGCGAAAAAGAGCACTTGAAATGTATAAAAGCTCAAAAGATTATGCAGATCAGTACGGGCACATTTTTCTTTTACTCTCGGAACTGCCAAGGCAGCACTTTAATAAGCTCGAAGCGGTTGCCGGGGCGGTGTATTATTTAACCAAACATATTGATGCCATCAAGCCGTGGAACGGTTCGCCTTTCCGTCGCCATTATAACGAAGTAATAGCACCTATACTCGAATGGTGCGAAGAATTCAGCAAACCTTATAGACGAGTAAAACAACCATGAAAATCTCTAAACTAAATGTATTCGGTAGCCTGGGCGCTATTGGATTACTCTACCTAGCTACCAAGCTATTCGAAGTCGTATCATTCAGATCAGATAAGAATGTGGCATTCTTTGTCCTGATCGGTTGGGCGCTAATTATAATGTTCACAACACTCGTAATTATGATAATGACAGAGCAGAAAGGAGTCGATGATGATTAGTTCAATAGGTATTGCACTATCCATGCTTTGTTGGATAGGCATTGGCTACGCAATCGGTCGCTGGATGGAACGCAGACGCTGGGTAAGAAGATACAGGAAATAATCAATTAGTAATTAATCAATAATACAATTTATCATGGCAAAAATCACATTAAAAGGAATCGTACAAAGAGTTGGAAAAGTAGAAACCGTTGGACAAAACAACGAAACTAGAAAGCAATCAATCATTATAACAGTACCGGCGTATGTTGATGCTTTTGGCGATAAACGGGGCAATGATGAAGAATGGAGCCTAGACTTACTGAATGATCGTATCGACCAATTCAACCTTAGTACCGCTTTACATGGAAAAAAAGTAGTTGTCGAGGCTTATGTAGGTTCGCAAAAAATAACCAAAAGTGACGGTAGCGAAATGTACTTTATTAACGCCCGCCTTGGTAAAATCGAAGTATACCAGCCACAACAGCAAACCCCCCAACCTTCAGGTAGTAACTGGTAGATGGCTTAAGACCTCCCTGTGAAGGGGCATATTAAATAAACATAATCAAAAATTGACCGTCAGTGAACCATTGCACTGGCGGTTTTTAAACCCACAGATCATGCAAGCAGTAATAGATAGCCAGCTAACGGTCGGAGACCTTGGCCCAAATACCAGCCTCCCTATAATTCGCACGTACACGGGAAAATTTATCAACGTGCAAAGCCCTAAACTTGATGATATCGTCATCGACGATATCGCTCACGGGCTATCCCATACATGCCGTTTCGGAGGGCACACGATAGAGTTTTATAGCGTAGCACAGCACTGTGTTGAAATGGCTGATTTCGTCATTCGTACCTATCCCGATGATAAGGTTTTGCAACTGGCTGCATTGTTACATGATGCCTCCGAAGCTTACTTGGGCGACATGCCTTCGCCAATAAAAGCAATACTTCCCGATTACAAGCGATTGGAAAACATACTGATGCGAGCCATTGCGTTCAAATTTGGTTTTTCCTTCCCATTGGATACCACCATCAAACAGGTTGACGAAATGGCCTTATCGCACGAATGGCACAACAAAGTGCTAAAGAATGACTTGAATTACAGATCATGGAGTAGCTATGAGGCATCTACAAACTTTATAGAAAAATACAACCAAATCACTAACGCATAACAACCTATGTCCACATTTTCATATTACAAAGGCCCAATCACAAACCTAAAGCCATCCCGTGAACTGACGATGGCGAAAGCGATTGAGATTATCAAGGGCGACGAATTCAAAGAACGAATAATTAAGCTACGAACTACCCCTAATAAGGACATTGCAGCGGTTCTAAAGAAAAACTTGGATTATTTCACCTTTTCCGGAACGTTCAAGAAGCGCGCTGTAAGTAGCCTCATAAAGCATAGCGGTTTGCTGTGCTTGGATTACGACGGGTTATCTAATGAAGATATCGAAGATCTACGCGAAAAGCTGCCACAAATACCGGAAGTGCACGCCTTCTTCAAATCTCCTTCAGGCAATGGTCTAAAGGTCATATTTAAGATCAATGTCAACAACCACGAAGAATCATTTAAGCAAATACCGCAATATCTTACGGATAATATCGATATGCCGGCAATCGATGCGAGCGGAAGCGACGTAGCACGCGCGTGCTTTGTCTCGTGGGATACGAATGCTTACTTCAACCCGAAAAGCAAAACATTTAAGTGCGTTAAAACAAAAGCGCCAAAAAAAGCGGAAGCTGCACCGGATGCTGTAGCGAATCCTGTCAAGGCAACGGAAGATTTGCCAGCATCCGAGCGTTACGAGCGCATTAAAAACTTAGAGCGCGTACGCTATTGCGTTCATCAAATTGAGCAACGGAAAATCGACATTACCGATAATGATTATGATGATCGGCGCGACGTTGGCTTTGCATTAAGCACTTTAGGCGAGGATGCTCGTGGCCTATATCACAAAGCCGTACAGTTCAACGATGCTTATGATCCGAAGGATGCCGATTACAAATTTTCGGAAGCACTGAAGAACTGCAATTTCAAAACCCCGGCTAAGTTCTTCAAGCTATGTAAGAACCATGGTATTCTAATCAGCAAACCGCGAACAATAGATCAGGCCAAAGAAGAGCAAGAACTAAAAGAAATCATTGGCGATGAGCACAAAGCGGACGATTATATCACTTTTGGATTGTGGGAGGAAGGCAACATCTATAAAAGTCTTGACCTTAAAAACAAACCGCGCATTGTTTCAAATTTCCTAATGCGCATTCTCTACCATGTCGAGACAAGCGATGAGGAAGCATATCGCATGATCTTAATCCGCAATCTATTTGGAGTTGAAAAAGTAATTAAGATCAATACGGACGATTTTGTGAGTGCCGGGAGCTTTAAAAAGGTTATTGCCCGTAAAGGTAATTTTATTTGGCTTGGACAAGATCAAGACCTGGTACGCTTGCAAGATAAGTTGCAGCGAGAAGAAAGGGCTACATCCTTAGTCTCAACACTCGGATGGAATAAACGGGGTAGTTTTTATGCTTTCGCTAACGGAATCTTTGACACCTTGGAAAATGAGTTTTTGGATATAGACGAATACGGTATTGTAGAACACGTTTACAATGACCATCCACAAAACTACTTCATTCCGGCCATGTCCAAAATATTTGCCGATAAAGATGACCTGTACACCAATGATAAAAAGTTCAAATACGTAAAAAGCGATACGACCTTTAAACAGTGGTGCGGCATGTTTTGCAAGGTCTTTGGCGATAATGGAAAGATCGGCGTACTTTTCTATATCAGTGCCGTATTTTCTGACGTAATCTTCCGCGCAATCGGGCACCGTTTTCCTTTGCTTTTTGCCTACGGCCAACGCGGATCAGGTAAAGGCACCATGATTCAATCAATGATGCGCCTCTTTGGCGAAGGCCAAGACAGTATCGGGTTGGGTGGCGCTAGTACAGTGGTCGGTTTCATGCGTAAGCTAGCACAGTTCTCCAACGCTTTGGTTTGGCTGGACGAATACAAAAATTCGATAAACCCGAAACACATTGAAAGCATCAAGAATATTTACGACCGGGTAGGGTACGAGCGCGGAAAGAAGGATAACACCTTCCAAACAGATAGCACGCCTATTAGGTCGGCGGTAATTGTCAGCGGTCAGGAAATGCCAACCGGTGAACCCGCTTTGTTCATGCGTACCATTCTTTTACATTTTAAGGAAACTAAACGGACGGAGAAAGCTCGCGACCTATTTAAAGAATTTACCGAGCTGGAAGAAAAAGGCATTAGTCACTTAACCGTTATGCTTTTACAGTACCGTAAGAAATTCGAAAAGAGTTTCCGTGAGACCTACAATCGTGTAATCCGTGAGTTGGTTAAGGATGTGAATAATGCAGATGTTGACGAGCGCTTCTTTGTTAACTATTCAACGCTGATATCGGTTTGCGACTTACTTCACGAAGAGATCGCGTTTCCCTTCACCTTAGCGGAAATCAAAAAGCTATGCCGTGACTTACTGCTGGATCAGGCGCGCATTTTAGCCGGTTCCGATGACACTGCACGTTTTTGGCAGATTGTCGAGCAATTATTCAATGCGACCCCACCAATGATACAGGAGGGCAAGCACTTCCAGTTGAAAAACGGTTACATCGATATACGCGTACAAGATGTTTATCAGCTGTACTCCGAAACGCTTCAAAGGAGAAAAGACCCCAATATACTGGATAAAAACACACTCGATTCCTATTTAATGGGAGATACCAAAACCTTTGTTAAGCGGCACAAACCATTTTTTGGTGGAGCACAGCGGTGGGCTTTACAATTTAGATACCTCGAATTAGGTATTGACCTCATCCGCGCAGACGATAGCGCCGAATTGAAAAGCAAATACCGAGAAATGGGATTGCCTACGGAAGAACTGGAAGCGCAGATACAAGCGCAGGAAAAAGAAGAAAACCAAAAACTTAATAATGCTTTACAACAGGTAAACGGCACTGGTGACACCAAACAAATGGATTTTTTTCAACCGAACGGCCAGCCTGAGCCTACGTTAAATGGAGCACCTAAACAACTGGATAAAGACGATATACCTTTTTAAAAAATGAAGAAATCTTATTTAACTGTTACAGACCAATTTTGTGGAGCCGGTGGGAACTCGCAAGCCGTAAGGCGATATGCAGAAAAATGCAATGGTGGTATTGAGGTTACCCTTGCTATGAATCATTGGAAATTAGCCATAGATACGCACAACACTAATTTCCCGGACACAATGCACGCTTGTACCGATGTTTCCGCGTGTGATCCAAGGCGATTTCCAACAACAAATATTCTTATTACGTCACCCGAATGCACAACACATTCACCAGCTGGCGGAAACAACCATAAGGCGCTTAAAGCTCAAATGGATTTATTCAATTCAAACAAAGTAGACCCGGCAACGGAGAGGTCAAGAGCTACTATGTGGGATGTATGCCGATTCGCGGAATACCATCGATACGAAATTATTATTGTAGAGAATGTGGTAGAAGCTAAAACTAGATGGCCTTTGTTCGATACCTGGTTAAAAGCCATGCACGTCCTTGGTTATAATCACAAAACTTGCTTCTTCAATTCGATGCATTTTCACCCTACACCTCAAAGTAGAGATAGAATGTACGTCGTTTTTTGGAAGAAAGGTAATAAGGCTCCAAATCTTGATTATAAACCGTTGGCATATTGCCCATGCTGTAACAAAGATACCTTCGCCTTTCAATCATGGAAGAATCCGGAACGCCCTTTCGGAAAATATAAGCAGCAATATGTTTATAGATGTTCCGTTGACGGAACCGTGGTAGAACCTTATTATTACGCCTCCTTCAATATTATTGATTGGAGCATAAAGGGGAAACGGATAGGCGATAGGATCAAACCTTTAAGCCATAACACGCTAAAGCGAATCCAATTCGGACTAGACAAGTACGAAAACGAACCGTTTTTGTTCCATATGGCTTATGGGAGCGAGGCTAGAGGAACAACCAGGCGATTAAACGACGTATCCTTTAGTCAGACCACAAGCGGATCAACCTCTATCGCTATACCTTTTTTGGTCGATAATAAACATAAAGATGGAGTATCTTACCGAGTTAGAAAGGCAGATGATCCCGTTAACACAGTACACTGTGATCCAAGAGTCGGTATAATAACACCACCTCCCTTCATCATTAAACTTGAACATACATCGGCCGAAGGAAATGTAAAATCGGTACACGATCATATGCAAACACAAACCGTGACACAAAGCATGGGCGTCGTTGTGCCTTCATTTTCGATCGGAGATAGTTTCCATAGCCTTTCGGATTCAATAATTGAACCCCTATCAACAAGAAATGACCATACACCACCTAGTGTCGTAACTCAGGAATCCATGAATAGTTTTCTAACGTATTACAATGGCACTTGTCAAGCTAGCCACATAACCGATGCGTGCGGTACTCAAGCAACACACGACAGAATGGGTCTAGTTCAATACGAAAAACCAAGCATTGATGACTGTCATTACAGAATGCTAAATAGTGATGAAGTCAAATTAGCGATGGCTTTTGATCGTGATTATAAGGTTTTAGGATCAAGTAAAGATCAAGTGAAGCAATGCGGAAATGCTGTAACTCCGCCCGTAATGGAGTGGTTGTTTGGACAGGCTGTACAATCATTAAATTGACAAGATCATTCATGGAAATATGGATTTTAACCAAGCAATATTATGGCTGGGATACAAATGCAGGATACGAATGCGCATTTGCAGAACTTCCCACCGCTGAAAAGCTTAAGCCCTTCACCGAACTAGAATGCCTGAAAATTAAAGACATAAGACTATTAATTAAAAACAAAGAATGGGTGGGAAACCACGTAACATTTAAACTCACTAAAAAACCACTTTTATAATGGGAACAATTACAGATAAGCCATGGGAAGAAAGCGAAAGCGCTTACCGAACCGACTTAAATCTAGCCGAAAGCATCAACTTACAATACTTCGTAGGTACCCTCATAGCGGGTACGCTCTTTAAAGATTACGTAAGTGCTCTGTACACCGTTGCGAAGGAAAAGAAAGCAAATTACTTGGTTAACAAAACGAACGAAGCGGAAAAAAGCACCGATGTGTTAATGAACACCCTTCGGCATAAAATGAAGATGATCGGAGCCGATGAAATGGTACAGGAAGAAATACAACGCAACTTCGATCTGATATACGACTTGCTAGCACTTCCGTACGACCAGCAATTACGTGTAACTGGATTAATCACTAAAATCAAGAAAGGAAAATAATTATGAAAAAAGTAACAGTAGAAATAACAGAAAACAGTTATAGAACGACTGTTGAACTTGATGATCATAAAATGATTTCAAGTTGGAAGAACACAAACTATGGAGCAACAGGTACGGGAGATTCTTTCGAAGATCACGATTGTATTTATCCTGATCTGTTAGACGCCTTGGAAAATGTTGACATGGCAGCATATGAAGTAATGAAAGGTTTACGTAACAATCCATAAGTATGACACTAGGATTTTCACAACAAATAAATGGTAAGCCAAATTACTTTGCTGAAAAAATTTGGCTATCGATCTTGGAAGGCAATTTCCCTGATGAAATAAAGTTCCAATATGACCTATTCTATAAAGAATACGCCAACAAATTCGGAAAACATTGGGACGCCATTGATTTCTATTTGATTAAAGGAAAGGCACACACCATACGTCACGATCCGCAAGACCGATGGAAAGCAGGTAAGATAATTCATCCAGTGATAAATAACCGTACGACAAACCGCTTCCAGTTTGCCCCGGCAATCCTTTGTATTTCTACGCAGAAGATCAAAATTGTTTGGGGTTTGGAGGGGCAGCGATTTGCTAAGGTGTATATAGACGACCATTATATTGGTATATACAATGAGAAAAGTGGGACTTTTTTTGAAATGTATGATAAAATTGGTTCTTTATCAGCTCTTGCCCAAAACGACGGCTTCGATAGCGTTAAAGACTTTTTCGCCTACTTCAATCAAGATTTCGAAGGAAAAATAATCCACTGGAACGATTTAAAGTACTAAGTTATGCCAATCGATTATTCAGAATATCATCCTAAATGGTCGCTTATATCGAGACTCATCAGAACAAAGCGCGCTAAGAATAAGTGCGAGTGGTGCGGGGTAACCAACGGTAGCATAATAAAGCGTGAAGGAAAGACCTTTCGCTACGCTTGTCAAACCGATTTGGATATGATCTATTCGAGAATAAAATACAGCCATTCAAACTTGACCGAAAGCTTGCAATACCATGGCTTCACGAAAATAGTACTTACGGTTTCCCATATTGATCACGATAAGACAAACAATAGATTTGAAAACCTTGCGGCATTATGCCAAAAGTGCCATTTATCGCATGATATCCATGAGCATGTGAATAATCGAAAGTATGGACGGAATTATAAAAAGAATCAATTAAAGCTTGACTTATGAAACTCACAATCATTATCATCTTCCTAGCCCTCGCAGCGAAGGCTTGCGAAGAACCCGATATTCAACCCGAAAAGGTTGGCCCGCCACGTTTAGACAGGGTAGACACCGCTAGGAAAAATAAACCGGATACTATAAAACTTTTTATTCCCTCATTTAATAAACCATGAACAATCAACGAAAAACTAAGGTCGCATTAATAAAGCGAATCGAAGAGCTGGAAGCGTTCGTGAACCAAGTCATTCGTTACACATCGACAGATAGAAATTTAAACGATGTGATGCATAAAAAAGCAAAAGAAATTCTCTTAAAAGCGCAGTCCCATGATACACAAAATAATCGCCTTCCACGCAAGGCAAATTGAAAGCATCCACGAACTGGCTAACACGGATGGAACACGCAAAATCGGAACGGTTTATTTCATTGATGATCCAAATCAAAGCTATTACCGTGCACAAGTTATTACCGCTAAAACCGACCAAAAAGAGCTAATTGAGCAAATACAGGATCGAATGATATACATAGCGGACGATTTGCAGGTTGTCCGGTAAATGCTTATCTTTAGTTCAGGTTTAGGTTGATAGACCCCTCAAGTATTCCCAAAATACGTATCGAGGGGTTTCCTTTTTTCCTATCTTCGCGATATCATGACACCACAAGAATTAAAGGATTATTTCGACAGCAACCCGCCGCCATTTGAAGTGCAATGGAAGCCGTGGGCGAAGATTGAAAACACAAAACGCTTTCTAGAAGCTTGCTATACAGGTATTGCTTTATTTAAAGGAAATTATAACAATTGTCCCGATTACTGGCACCTTAAAGAGTTTTACGAAGATATCACACAGGGCAAGATCAAATAAGAAATTGAAGTGACTACAGGGGCTAAAACGACTGTTAAATTAGATTTTCCTTCTGTAGATCAAATAAGCAATCAAAAATATAAAAACTATATTGACTGGAAGTAACTTTAATTGTAGTTCATCTTTTAAACGATTTTATAGTTTATTGGGGTTCCATCCGATTTTAAAGCCTCTTTAAATTTGTTTAAAGGAGCTTTAATATGTTTTGAAAAACAGCATTTTCTTTGTAACATTGGTATACATCAATTATTAAGTTATGGAACAATTTAACATTCAAAACAGTATTTCCGAATTATTAGAAATAGACAATCAAATCAAGCAAATTGAACATGATTTGCTTACTAAACGAAATGAAATATCGCTTATTAAAGAATCAAGCTCTATATTGAAACCAGTGCAATTGGATGAAATTGCATCATTTAAAAAGGAAATGAAGTTCCTAGAGAGCAAAAAGAATAAATTGACCGAAAGGAGTAGTGTAATTACTTCTTTGGTGGGGTCGTTTTTAAAAGATATTGGTAAGCCAGTGGAGGTAGAAGTTAATTCTAGTTTATATACAGTGTCTATTGGAGAAAAATCAAACGGATTTACGCCTGTGTTGATTAATAAAGTGTCTTAGTATATATACATCATACTGTATGTAGCCTCTTTAAATTCGTTTTAAAGAGGCTTTTTTGCAAATCGTCAATTAATGCTTCAAGGCAGTTCAACGTGTACAGTTTTGATAATTCACTCATTAAAGTACTGCTTTCGACTTCATTTTAATGTTTTTTATCTCTTGCAACTTCAATTCTTCAAGTGGTTTTCCTTTATAGTTAAGTGCTTTTTTGTACATAGTATTGGTTTTAAAAGTTAAAGCAAATTTAACTTAAAATGGTACAAGTTGAATTAATTTAGGTCGCGATTGCCGATTTAAAATAGGCAAAAGAACCGATGTATATAATGTATCGGTTCTTTTCAAGATATACCAGTTGTAAAGCCGTGTTTTTCAGCCAACACTTGGTATTCGTCCTCCAAAGATTGGTAAAGAACCTCTATAAAATCTTTAGGCCATTTTGGTTCCACCGTAAAAACGCTTTTCCATCCCGTAGATAACCTTCGAAATCCGAACCACCGACCGCGTTTGTCAGTGAAGGAAAAGTGAGGGGTACCCGCCAAATTGTAGAAGTCATACTTAAATTGTTTTTCTTCATTTCTATATTCAAAGCTGATTGTTCCAACTGCACGAAACATAAAACTAATTTTATTAGCAATAATAGTAATATTTTTAGTATATTTGTATTCGTTTTTCCAAAATTCCCTCATCTACCTATTGAGAGGCATAAGAGGCACTGATTAAGTGCCTCTTTTTTTTGCGCGATATAAGCGATAAAGGCCGCAATGCATTTTTCAACTTTTGTCATGGATAGCATGGATAATAATAAATAGATATATATTAATACGTTATATATTAGTAAGTTATATAGATTATATTATCTAAATTAATACAAAAACACTATCCATCACTATCCATCATTATCCAAGCTTTTATGATATTATCCATCAATTTAGGAGGGGTACGTTAGAGGTACGCCAGTTTGCAAATAATTTTAGCTGTTAGAGGGAAAGTAGAAACGGGCTTGCGTATCTTTATACCATGTTTAACGAACCTAAAACGCTATGAGTTACACTGTTAGAATCACGGTATACCCTCGTGTAAAGCGCTATCTGCTAATGAATTTCGGACCTACATTGCGTATCTCCGACAAGAATACATTAAGCCTTTTACTTCGCAGTCTATTCCAGCCGTTCAATAAGCTTGATCCTAGTCAAGTTCGCCCGGATATTAAAAAGCACTCGTTAGGCGAAACGTACGATATATTTCTCGGCAATAACGGTCTCTCCCGATATGGCGGATACATGACGGGGGATAACTTAAAAGCATTCTCGGAAGCGGTAGACCTACAGATCAAAGAGGAAATGGTGCGTTACGTTGGACATGTACACGATTCTGAGCCGAAAGTAGATTACGCGATTCGCGATTTTCTGAAATGGTATGGGTGGACTGAAGAAGAATTTACGTTCGATAATGCTAAGCGTTGGTATTACCGGGAGCGCGAACGGCAAATGAAAAGGGTAGAGGAAGCCACTCGTGTGAAGCCTCAATTTGTCATCCCGTTGAACATCGAAGAAGAATTTAAAATGCCGATCGCAAACCCTATAGCATTACGTCAATTGTCCTTTATGTTTGGATAATTTGTTAAAACCGTGGATAGTCGTGGATAGTTTTTGAAAGTCATGGATAGTAAAAAGTATTGATTTATAACACCTTATGTAAAATTATCCAAGTATCCACGAAAAAGTAGTTAAAATTTTGACGGACGAAAAAAAATATATTCTTAATAAAAACGCCTCGAAAATTTCGAGGCGTTTTGTTTGTCACTTACATGAAGTGCGGGGTCGGTTTTAATAGCAGGTGCAAAAGCATCCGTTCAATTGCATTTCGCACCCATTCATAGATTTTAGTCAAAACATTTTTTTTGAGTTTGACTTTGAAAACAAAGTTGGAATCGTCAACTTTGTAGAGGACTTTCACTGGTCCCATTTTTACATTGATGTTCATTGTTAATGTATTTTGTGTTTTAAAAATTAGAAGAGCCTGGTTGGCCGACCACGGCTCTTTCTTTTTACAAAGATGCAGGTTTTTAGCCAGTAATTTTCAGTAACATCTTGGAATAGCCTGTAAAACTTTCAACATATGTCAGAATTCTATTCTGCCATTCTTTTTTATATAGAGATTTTATATGCTTGACGCTGTTAATAACTTTTTGTCCTTTCCTGCCTATTCGTTTCCGCGTCACTTTGTGTTATGGAAAGCATCAACACATTTTTTGAAGGGGATAACATAGGTTCCCTTGCCGTAATCGAAATTGCGCATATCAACGATTTCTTAAACTTCAACCCACCGCTATTTCGCGAAGGGCGCGACTGGAAGCAAATCGAATTCCTCCCCGAATCGGGACAATTAAGCCCTACTTACGAGGAAGATGATAATGGAAACGTATACAGCTATAAGGGAAGCTTTTCCATTAAGCGTCCTTCAATAGAGGAAGAAAGCGCCATGCTTCCTTTCATTGGCAAAAAATCGGTATTAAGACTTACCGATATGAACATGCGCGTGCGGATCATCGGGTTGCCCGATTGTCCCGTAGCGGTTAAAATGACCGGTACCACTGGAAACAAATACACCAGTGCACCAAGTAATGACTATTCCTTTGCCGTTGATCAGCCCGTTAAAGCTATCGGTTAAATCCTGTCCTTTCCATCGCTAAGGCATAATCTCACTTTTGCTATCACTAAAAACGTCGGACTAATACCAACAAGATGAAACAACCCTTTTTCCAAGTAGTAAGTAACAAAAGCGATCAAGTTGGTCGAATCAATATTTACGGTTTTATTGGTGATTACTGGGAGAAAGCTAACACTGCCACCAATTTTGAACGGGAATTTCGGGCATTGGAAGAAAAACACGATCGTATCGATATCTACATCAACAGCCCAGGAGGTTCCGTTTGGGAAGGCTTGCCAATATTCAATACGATTCGTTCTAGTCAAAAAGAGATACACACCTATGTAAATGGTATCGCGTTCTCGATGGGTTTCATGCTCTTGTTATCGGCTAAAAACGGAAGGCGTCATGCTTTTAAGGGCTCTATCGGAATGGCTCATAATGTAAGTACGTATGATTACGGAAATGCAAAACAGCTTCGGAAATCGGCGGATGAGCTTGATAAGTATGATGATGTACTGAGCGCCTTAATTGCTGAATGTTCTGGTAAAACGGTGGAGCAGGTTAAAAGTGAATGGCTCAATTACGAGGATCATTTCTTTACGCCTGACGAAATGAAGGCGGAGGGTTTTGTAAATCATATAGAAGATGACGAGGCAAGCGATATGCCTGAGAATGTCCAAAATCTAAGCTTTGGTCAAATAGCGGCCTACTATAACGAACGCATGGAAGAACCTACTCAATCATTGGTGGATAAGGTTCTCGCAAAAATAACCGGCAAGACGTCCGGATCAACACAAAATCAATCAGACAACATGTTTGGAAACAAATTCCCAAAAATGAAAGCGTTGGCCAAGGTTGCCGCCGCTAGTCATACCGCCGAAGCGATCGAGGCGGTGAACACCGAGATCGCAGAAAACGAAATCGAAGGCGTAACCCTCGTATTGGATAGCGAGCTGGAACAAGTTAACAATCGTAACACCCAGTTGGAAAATAATGCAAAAGCAGATGCAACTAAGATCGCCAATTTGGAAAGTAAGATTAAGGAGCTTGAAGCGGAAGTGGCTAACTACAAGGCGAAGGATAAAACACCAGCGGCAGAAAGTGCTGCGCCCGTAACTAACGCAAACGATAGGATCGCAGAAGGTGCTGATACGAGAGAGGTTGAAAACTTCGAAACGAGCGCCGACCGTGATTTGAAGAAAATGTTCGGTTAACCTTTGCTACATCTATCTATCATTCGATTAACAAACAAATTTAAAACCTTATACCCATCTACCTATGAAAAACACATTGAGAACGTTAAGAATCGCCGTTCCTTTATTTGTAGCATTTCTTTTCGGCTGCTTCCTTGCGCAAGCAAGCGGTGTGCCTGAGTACGCTATAAGTGCTGGCATTGCTACAGTTGGTGCAAGCTTTCTTTTGAAAATGGAACCCGGCATGCTCGCTGAGACCATACCGAGCACTAATAATCCGGATATCTCGGCATTGGCTAACTATGCCGGTAAGTACGCCCGCCAACTATTTGCCGTAATGCGGAACGGATTGGATATCGCTAATGATGTTACGGTTCGACCTGGTATCAAACATAAAGAGAACCTGACGAAATTAGATATAGCACATGGCATTGAAGCATATAAAGAAGATTTTAATCTAAATGCAGGTGACGTAAAATATACCCCTCGCACCATTGAGGTTGAATTACTGAAACGTGACTTAAGAATCAACCCGCTTAAGTATCGTACAACATGGATGGCCGAAGTGATGAAGCCCGGTGTGAATGTTACAGATATTCCTTACGCACAATTCTTTTGGAGAGAATTGTTAGCCTCTATTGCCGAAGAGGTAAATAACGATGCCTATTATGCCGTTAAAGGCGACGGATTATCTTTTTCTACTTCGGTAACCGGCTTTGCAAAAATTATTGCCGACGCTATTACAGCGGATGAGATCACGCCTGTAGCTACAGGAGCCATTACCAATAACAACGCAGTTGCAGCTGTGGAAGCAGTAGCTAACGACATGCCCGTTACTTTACAGAAAAAGGGTTTTGACATAGACTTCTCTTATAACCTTTGGCAAAAGTATCAATTCGATTATCGCGAACGATATGGCAAATACGTTCAGCGCAATAAAGACGGGTTCTTTACCGTGGACGCGTTTGGGCCAAAGGTGAAATTAAACCCTGTTACGTGGATGGGCAATTCACAAAGGATATTAGCGGCGCCAAAGGAAGAACTCATTATGGGAGTAGATGCTTTGGGCGATATGGATAAAATCGAAATTGACAGACGCTTTGAGTTGATGGATGTTCGTATTCTATTCGCGCTTGGTTTCCAAATTCGCGAGTTGAAGAACATCCGTGTAAATGATCAAGAAGAACTGGTTACAACCCCATAAGCTTTAGTAGTAAATGAGTAAGAAGGGCACTATGTTGCCCTTTTAAACCGAATCCATTGTTAATTTAATATCATTGCCATGTCTAAGACAGAAACAGAAAATAAACCCGACTACCAAGCGCAGGTTAAAGAGCTTGAAAAACAAGCTAAGGCGGACGCCAAGGCTCTTGAAAAATACAAGAGTAGTGCAGCGAATGATGCCGAAACAATTAAATCATTGCAGGATCAATTATCTGAATTGTCAAAAGGAAACGATCAAATAAGCGATCTTCAAAAAAAGATCAATGAGCAATCAGCCGATATTGAGCAGAAAACATCAGAAATTGAGGCGTTAAAGGAACGGATAAAAACGTTGGAATCCGACCCCGTTGACTCGGATGCAAAGGTTTTTAAGAATAAGAAGCTTACCGTTCACCATAGCGTGAATATACCCGGTGTAGGTAAATGCACCAAAGAGCAAATTCTTAAGGATGAAAAAATCCAAGAGTACTTGCTTAGTATTCAAAGCTCGGCGGTGAGCCTCAATAAGTAACGAGGACTTGTCCATATAGAAACCTGATTAATTTATTTCGTTAAAAGTTTAAAAAAATGAGCAGAAGCTACGACAATATCACAGACTTAAAGATGGAGTTTGTGGACGGAATCGAAAATACTTCCGGTATTCAGGAGGTTGCTTATTTCATTCCTTTATCATGGATGGCTACCGTTGCAGAACCGGCAGAAGATGGCACGACAGCCGCTAGTTTGGTTGAGATCACAGCGAATCACGTTATGAAAGCGGGTAAAGCACCGATCGAGTTACAACCGATGTTTGAGAAGTCAGGTGCTACCGGAGCAATGGAAGGTGAAATCCTGAGCGGAGTAATGAAGCAAGGCCCTGCCGACTTCTTTCTTCCAAACTTGACCGCTTCCAGCTTGGGAACAGCGGGGGCTTTAAAGAATTACCGAGGTATTGTTTTATTTAAACGCATTGGTGGCGGCGATTTCTACCAATTCGGTAGTAAATACCTGTCTGCCAAGGTCGAAGCCGTAGTACCAAACTGGGGAACTGGCCCAACAGGTGAAGTTGGCACTAAAATTACCTTTGGTGCTTACGGAACAATGCCCGCTTACATTTATAAAGGTGAATTACCGGTACCAGCGGCACCGTAGAAAGGAGGAAGCAGCATGTCAAAGTTAAGTTATATAGTATCTCCAGCCATTGAAGGTAAGTTTGAAATCATCAACACGCACCTTCCAAGTATAATCCATCCAAAGTTAGGTACGATCGATTTTCGCACCATCACCGAAGAGCAAGCACAGAAGTTAGTTGACGCTGGCTCCATGTATATCCAAAAAGTGGAGAAAGCAGAAAAGAAACCATCAAAGTCCGAATCTGCTGGATAGGTTGTTATATTTTTAGTTTTTTTGGTTAGTTGAAAGCCTCACAGAAATGTGGGGCTTTCTAGCCAATTTGAATAGCGATGTTGCAGTTAGACATAGATTGAAAACGATACGAACTATTCCCAATAATGATAGAGTCAGTGTTGAAATTTACTGGGACCCCACGATAAAAGTTTCTCCCTTTCACTTGTAGTTTTCCGTCAATGTTCGCTATTTTCAAGTAAAAAGAATGGTCAGAAGATTTTATTTCAAGTGCGCTATCCTCGTAAAGTACCCTGAAATTTTTTAATGTCCAGAAGTAGTTCTCTGACATCCAAAAAATCAATTCTCCCGATTTATCATAGAAACGACAAGATATTAACAATTCGGCGTCATCCCCTTGCTTATAAGACAGAAAACTTTGCTCACCGCATTTTAGAATGATCGGACAGCTCGTAAATTCGCCTCCGCCGATTAAAAACGTAGGATCTACGCCGTTTAGATCAAAATCGAACCTAGACTGACTTCTAGAAACATTGGCTCTCAGTGATCTTCTATCTACTAGATCGAGTGCTGAAATTTGCCCTTTGTGAATCATTGTATGGCAGATAGGACATAACAAGATGAGATTATCTACAGTATGTTTTCCTCCTAAGTGGTACTCTTCGATATGGTGCCTCTCTGTTATCCTGTTTCCACACCAAGCACATTTAAATTGGTCTCTTTCGCTAATTTTTCTATTTACAGCAGCTGGTATATGTCTTGACATAGAGTTATTTTTTTTTGTAAATATACAACAATTGGCTAATCATCACACTGGCTAATTAGTTACCCCCGTCCTTTCCCTCTCACTTTCCCTTTGCCATTTTTGAACCATGCAGGAAATTCAAGCATGGTTCAAAAACAGTGATTACCGGGAAGGAGTGGAGTTATACAATAAGTATGGTTCCAACTCCTTCCTAAAGAAACTTTTTGCAAGCGGCCCAACCGAATACAACCTTACAAAGATTCGCGAAGAGCTGCAAGCAATTTGCCCTACGCAAAATCCTGAAAATTCGCAAATTCATGTGATGAAGTCCGATAATTCCGTGACGAAAGCGAAGGAATCCGTGACGAGTTCCCAAAATTCCAATAATTCCGAAAAATCCGATACTAAACCCTCTCCGAAACTTTTCGAATACTATACGCAGCTGCAAAAGCAAAAGCAGCAAATAAACCGTCAGATAGAGCGCAATATGTCATTACTGGATACTTCACGGAGTAAAAACGTTCGATTCGAAGCGGCTAAACAGATATTGCAATTAGACAGTCGTAAGCGTGGCATTTGGGCAAAAATCGATTATTACGAAGAACACGGACGTTTTCCCGATCCGATAGCACTGCAACCCGTCAAAACCGACGAACTCCAACGCTTGTACGTACAGATCAGCAAGGCGGAAAAGCGCTTAAAATCCGATAAGGTGAAAGACCCCGAAAAAACCCAAAAACTGATCGATGAAAAGCGATTGCGCTTAGATGAACTTAAGCGAGAAAGGGGGATGTTATGAAGCAATTGAACCCGAAAAATATAAGGCCTGAAACAGCACTTGATCGGATTCTGAAAGCGTGGCTTGCCAATAAAATAGACGAACTAAGGCAAGATGATAAGAATCTATTGGAACGAATGGAGGAAATAGACCGTCGTATCAAAGCGGGTTATGTTGTGGAAGAACCTCGTATCGCTTCTTTGACGGGTAGCCCTTATATACACACCTTCAAACGGCCTTTTCGCAAGAAGGAACTGGCCGAATGGGTAATGCAGCGCTTTAAGGTTTCCAGTCGACAGGCTTATGCCGACATTGACGCGTCTAATCACTTTTTTCTGAATACCGTTAGCCGAGACGAAAAAGAGTTCGCTAAAGGCGTTTACATCGAATGGGGTGAGGAAATGATGGCGCGTGCTCATTCCGAGGGCGACCACCGTGCAGCGGCTGCTTTCTTTAAGGAATTGAATAAAATGCGCGGATTCGATAAGCAGGACAGCGACATTTTCGACCTATCTAAATGGCAACCGGAAGAACCTGTTTTAATTGATGATCCTACGGTATTGGGATTCCCGGCACTGGAAGAGGACGAAGAGGTTATCAAAGCGCGTTTGCTAAAGTCGTTTAAAGCTGACTTTATCGAAAAACTCTCTGAAGATGCCGAGGAAATAGACGAAGAGGAGGACGATCCGGATGCCTAACATTTATCTTAATAAACCGCAGAAGCGTTCTCGTATCACCATGTGCAAGGAGGAATACGGTGTATGGGGGAGAGGTACGGGAAAAACGCAAGGGCCGATCGCCCACCGTTCAACTTCTTTTGCAAACAAAATGCCCCGGGGAGCCACGGGGATTGTTGGCAAAACCTACATGCAATTGCTGGATCGTACGTTACCTCCATTGCTCAAAGCTTGGGAAACACTCGGATATTACGAAAATATTCACTATTGGGTTAAAACGAGGCCACAAGATAAGCTGAACATTCCAAAGCCTTTGTACAAGGTTTTACATCCGGAATACTCCATATTTTGGTGGAACGGCCACGTTTTTCATTTAATTAGTCAAGACAGACCCGGTTTGGCAAACGGTAAAACGCTCGATAATATTATTTGCGATGAAGCGCGCTTTCTTAACCACCAGCGTTATACCGATGATATAGCCCCTATTAATCGTGGCAATCTCGAATATTTCAGCCATTTACCGGAACATCATAGTGTTACGATGTATTCCGATATGCCGCGTGATCCGAAGGGTAAATGGCTGTTAGAAAAGAAAGCTCAAATGGATAGTAAAGGCATTGCCGAGATAGCCTTTATGCAGTACGAGCAAAACAAAATTAAGCAGCAAATGTTATTGCCCAACCTTACAGACGGGCAAAAGCGGTACTTGATACGGAAGCATAATGAATATCAGAAGGTATTGGACGGTTTACGATTCAAGTACCCGGTATATTATTCGGAAGCAAGCAGCTTAGACAACCTAGCGATTCTTGGTGAAGCACAGATAAGGCAATGGCGCCGTGAAATGCTAAAAGAGGTATTCCAAGCAGCTATCCTCAACATGAACATTATTATGTTGGATGATGGATTTTACCATTTGCTGGATACGGATTACCACTGTTATAACGATTTCGACTATGCCTATATCGACGGGTTGGACATTCACCTTCCCCCGGGTGCATTGAACGATTGCCGTAAGGATCGAGACCTGATACGAAATAAGCCAATCGATGTGGCTTTCGATTACAACACCAAGATCAAGTCCTTAGTATGCGGACAAGATACGCAACGGGCTTATCGGGTGCTTAAGAGTATGTTCGTTAAGAAAGAGCAGAAGAAGATATTAACAGACCTGGTTGATGAGTTCTGTGAATACTACCGATATCATCAAGCTAAAGAGGTTAACTACTTCTACGATAATACTGCACTGGTTACGGATGCGACACGACTAGAAACCTTAGCGGATATCGTGCATGCGCAGTTTATAAAGAATGGCTGGGCTTGTAACCGCATTGATATAGGTGTACAGCCATACCACACCACACGCTACCGTATGTGGGAAGAGGTATTGGCCGAGAAGAACCCAGCGTTTCAACCCATACGGATTAATCGCATGAACTGCGAGAACCTAATTACCTCTATGCAATCCACCGCTGTTAGGCAGGGCAAGAACGGATGGGAGAAGGATAAACGCCCGGAGCTGAACAATGCCGTTAAGCCCGAGGATGCACCACACCTTGGGGATGCGCTGGATACGCTGTACATTGGCAAGTTCCGCTTTGAGTATGGGGTAGACATGCCTACTACCGACCTCGTGATGTCCTAGCGATTGCCGCGTCCGTCCCTCGATCAGAGTGGATATCCACCCCCGCCACCCCTTGTCATATATCGTCAAAAATCTGCTTTTTACTTTCCCTCGGCGATAGTGCGTGGCGGGGTCAATTTCCTGTCACTGCAATAAAAATTTTCGGATTTCACCTTTAGATCGGTCATAATGAACCAAATAAGCATTTTTTTACTGCAATTCGATGCGTTCTAAAACTTTCCCTTTTGGCCGTCCTTTGTGCGCCCGCGCGTATGGGGCATTTTTGCCTCATGGAAATTATCAGTGTAATGGATATGCTCAACACAATGGCTATGCGAGGTCAAGACCGCGAGCTAATTCCGTTTTCCATCACCTTCGTTACTTGTGATCTCACAAAAAACAAAGGGGGAGAGAAGATTACACTGGATGAAGCGGTTTTGGTAGGTGGGAATAAGAGCAAAAGCGAAGCGCGTAACCCGAATCATTACAGCAACTTCACTCGAAATATTCGGCATCTCCATTCTGATCGGATCATCAAGATTCATCCATTATTAGTTACACGGTTTAACGGTTATAAAGTCACAATCTAATGGCAGAGGTAAAGTTTATAGATGATCAGTATGCGCTTATTGGTGAGCAAGGCGATATCCTCGTCGACATGGGAGAACCGCTAGACCTCTTACCACCTGCGAAACCATCGGCTACGCCAGTTGAAAAAGATCAAAACACCTCCGAAGTTATCGCTTTTTGGGGTGAGGATAATGATTTCCCTCAAAAGGTTATTGAAGATGCGGAGTTGAGTACGGAAATACCCGCTTTGCTCGACTGGAAAGGTCGTGTACTGCAAGGGCGTCGTGTACTACCATTCTTGGAAGAATGGGATGATGCAAAGCAGGATTTTATCTATAAATACGTGCCCGATCAGGATATAATTGATTTTTTAAACCAACGGACTACCAAGCGTTACTTTCAGGAGGCAGCTAATGATTTTGTTTGGTTTTGGAATGTGTTTCCCGAACTGATCAAGTCAGAAAGCGGTGATAAAATTGCGCAGATTGTTTGTCAAGACGCCAGCTATTGCCGTTTCGAAAAGATGGATAAAAAAGGCAAAGTCAACTATTGCTATATCAATGCAAATTGGCCCGATGCAAAAGTGGACGATCCCGAAACCATCAAACGGAAAGTAATAGATCCATATCAATTTGATGCAATCGAAGTGATAAAGGCCGATCGCGCGACTACAAATTATATTTATCCAGTTTCTTACCCGTCACCCGGAAAGAATTACTACCAACTGGCTCCATGGAATGGATACCGCACCAGCGGTTGGCAGAAGATTGCACAGGCTGTGCCCAAAAGCAAAGCTGAAATGACGGCAAAGCTACTATCAGCGAAGTATATACTTTCTATTCCAATTAATTACTGGCCGACAATCTATAAGGATTGGGCAAAGCTGAAGCCGGAAGAACAACGCGAAAAGAAGAAACAAAAGGTTTCTGAAATCAACACACAATTAACCGGCGCTGAAAATGCTGGCAAGACCATATTGACCGAAGTTGGCTACGACATCAATGGCAAGGAAATACCCGCTTGGAAAATAGAACCGATCAAAGGCCACGAAGTCAACAAAGAACAATTGGAAGACAGCCGCGAAGCTTCCGAGCACTTGATGCGTGCATTAGGAGTCGACCCAACCCTAGTAGGGGATGGCCCCGGCAAGAAAATGGGCGGTGGAAGCGGAAGCGATAAGCGTGTTGCAATCAACATCTATATCGGTTTACAACAACCACACCGCGATGTGATCTTAGAACCGCTCAACTTCATCGCTGAGTTCAACGGTTGGAAGGCAAGCTATCCGAACCTGGTCTTTAGAACCATCGAAATCCGCTTGGAGACCTTAGATAAAAATCATCAAACCACCAGTGAAACCACTTCATAGCTATGAAATTCATTAACAGCTCGCCACAAATTAAGCAATACAATAGCTCCGTTACGGTAAGCCTTTCTTTTGAAAGCATGGAGTCATTCCTACAGGATGCCGAAAACAAAGTGATTGCTATTATCGGAGAGGAAACCGCCGATGCCATCGCAGCAAGCACCGATTTTGTTGCCACGCTTGTTAAAGCGGCCATAGTCAACTTTGCGCTGGCAGATTATTCTGATAGTGGCGCATTACTGATCAGCGATTCGGGGATGCACGTAGTAAAAGGTGAAAGTAAGTTGCCAGCCTCCGATAAAAAGATTGTTGCCTTTAAGCGTAGCTGTGTTGAAAAGGCATGGAAGGCTTTGGAAGGCGTTATCTATCAGATGGAACTGCATGCTGAGGATTGGCCTATTTGGTACTTAAGTGCTGACCGAAAGCGGTATTTAAGCAATTTGCTAAACTTTTCGAATGATATTGAAGAACACACCCGCATGCTGGTTACGCCAAGCTTATTCCAGCGGTTGCGATCGGAAATTAACCGATGTGAAGAAGATAGTATCCAACCGTTGCTGGGTGAAGCGGTATTTGATTCCCTTCGCCTACGCTATCTTGAACATGCCCTAAGTGATCTAGACAGACAGTTGATTAAGCGGATCGTTAAAGCGGTAGCCCCCCTGTCTATTGCATATAGCATTCCCTATTTGGCGGTTGAGATCGATGCAAACGGTGTGTATCAATTGAGTCAGGTTGCTCTTTCTTCCCAAAGCGACAACATCGAGCAGAAAAGCTCACCGCAAGCGCGCACGCTTCAGAACACCATGAACCGACTGATCACCACGGGCGAAGCGGAATTGGAAAGCCTACGTAAATGGATGAACAAAAATAAATCGGGCTTTCCCGGATATACTGATAATGTGATCGCTCCGATGGCTAGTATTAACGATGACCCAAGTTCGGGCGTATATTTTATGTAAGATGGACGATAAATATTTATTGAAGGCTTGGCCGATAGTAGACGATTTGCCTTTAGCGCAGCGGGCCATGCACATCATGCTTGCTCAGGTAGGGTTGAAAGAAGAGGGGAACAATCAGGGGCATGCAGTAAAGTTATTCTTAAAGTCGACCGGGCTAAGTGGGGGCTATGCTTGGTGTATGGCTTTCGTCTATTGGGCATTTGGTGAGGCAGCGGAAGAATTGGGAGTAGAAAACCCGTTGATAAAAACAGCTGGTGTGCTCCGCCAATGGAACGAGATCAGCCCCGAATGGAAACATACGAGGAATCCCGAAGTAGGGGATATCTTCATTATGGATTTTGGGGGTGGGAGCGGACATACGGGTATGGTAACAAAAGTGGAAGATAAATTTATTCATACCATTGAAGGAAACACAAACGCTCAGGGTTCACGTAATGGGGATGGCGTGTACGAACGGGTTAGAAATCAATCTACAATCAAAGGGTATATAAGAGTACCCGAATAACTGGCTTACAATGGCAGAAAATACACAGGAGAAGGAATTAAAGACCTTCGGCTTTACGGGTAAACTTAGAACGGGACTTGTAACGGCTATCATGGCGTTAATGCTAACTGCCATTGTCTTTCTGACTCAATATGCAATTAGCTTGAATAAAGAAATACTTCAAATGCAAGGCAACCTGTACAATCAGATGATAAAAGAGATAAAGACAAACGTTAAGACCGAAGTAAAAGAAACTGTAGTGCCAACGGTCAAGAACCTGGACACTGTAGCATCTAAACTTGACAGCGCTACAACAGAACTAAAACAAAAAATTCAAAATGTTAGATAAGTCATGAAAACATTATTGATTACACTTGTAGGCATCGTGTTGCTAACAAGTCCGATTGGAAAAGCCGCCAGCGTTCCCGAACCTATCGGGCCAAATCCAATCGACGAAGCTGCTCAAAGAGCAAGCGAGATTGACGGTAAAATAAAAGAACTTGATTCGCTCCTAATGCATATCAGATGAAAAATCTATTGTTAATCGTTGTTGTCTTATCTTTTTCGTCATGTGGTTTATTCAAAAACACATTTAGGCATAAGGAAGTTCAATCTGAGGTTTCCAAGTCAACTTTATCAAAGAGCGAGGACAGCACAGGTCTTAAAATAGACCGTACAGTAATTACAGAAACGTCCGAGATTGATACCTCTATCACGATACCCGGGAAAACCTTATCATCACAAAAAAAGGCGACGAAAGAAGAGCTACGAGAGGGGGTTTTAGTCGTAGATAGCGCAGGAATAAAAGTGAAGATCATGCTTGATTCCGCAAACGAATTAATTAAAGCTCTCGTACAGACAGACACGGCCGTTTTCAAAGTAAAAAAGAAGAACCAACGTATAGAAGCCCGTGATATAACCGAACAATCGGAAACGAAGGATAAGCATGAACAAGAAAGGCAGGTGGCTATTGAGAATAAAACTGGAACTGTAGAAAAAACGCCTATAAAAATGGGAAACCTCGTTGCAATTGTCCTCGGTGCTCTTTTTATTCTAGGCGTTTTCATTTGGATTTATCGGAGATTCAAAAAATAATGCACCATATCAACGCTACATATAAAGGTAAAAAGCGATTTTACACCGCCCCCGAAAGCTGGAACGAGCTTTCAAAGCGCCAGTTGCTTATTTGGTGTGGCGTTATTCGGCAACGCGTACCTGTAGACCTAGCTTTTAGTACCGCTACTGCGCTGATTTATGGCATGCCTCTACGAATCTACAATATGCTTACGGAGGCACAACAATCGGAGCTCAACCATACACTTAGCTTTCTTAAAAAAGAAAACAGGTTAACTAGTAACGTGATCGGCTCTTTTCGGATATTGTGCATGAAGTACATAGGGCCAAGCGGAAGGCTTGCGAGTTTGACCATTGGCGACTATCGTCGTGCGGAAATCTACTATCAATTGTATTTGAAACAGGAAGATCCCTTCTTGTTAAATCTATTGGCAGCTACGCTCTTCAAACGATCGGATAAACCCGATTCTGACAAAAGTGTGGCTAGACGTGCGCGTTTTTTTCGTTTAGCAAACCCCAACATCCTGCACGCTATTCTGCTATTTTACGAAGGATGCCGCGAATACATTCATAAAAGCTTTCCTAGGATATTTGTAAAACCGAATCCTAATTCACCCCAACCAGCCCCAAGCAATACGATACTGGACTTTGAAGAAATCATTTTAGCCGTGTCAGGTGGCAAGTTTGGCAACTTCAAATACACGCAGGAAGTTCCATTATATACCTTCTTAAAGCATCTCGACCAAGAAATGGAAAGGGCTAAGAAATGACAGACGAACGTAAAGCCGAACTTAGAGCAATCTTGTCCCGAAATGCCTTAGCGCAGGACTGGACGCGCTATTTACTGGATAAACTTCGTGCTAGCATTCACAAGCGAAAAATAGGTGTATCGCAGGATTTAATACGTTCATTTGAACGTGAATTCAAATACAGCGGCGGCGCTATTTCTGAAATACTTGTGAAATTCCTTTTCTACGGCCGCTTTGTTGATATGGGTGTAGGTAGGGGACTAAAAGCTTATGAGCGCATGACGAATAAGCAAAACAAAAGTGGAGCAAGGGTAGGTGCAGCCGTTACCTACAATAAACGACAACCTAAAAAATGGCTCAATAAAACTACGGCCGCACAGACTTACCGACTGGTCGAATTACTGGAAGAAAACTTAGCCGAAAACGCAACGCAAAATCTTCGCGAGCTGCTCGCTACGGATATTACCACCACTATTTAGCGTCCTTTCCATCGCCTACGATTAGTGCAAGTTTTGTTGAATGGCAAAATCTCGCACCGACACACAGGCCGTTATTAATCTCGTTATCAACGGCCAACAATCGCAAGCTACTCTAAAGCAATTGCAGGATACTTCGCGCAAACTTACTACCGAGTTCAAAAACATGAGCGAAGCGGCAGACCCTGCCAAGTACGCGAAATTGCGCGACGAACTAAGTCGTGTGAACGCGGTAATCAACGAGGTTAAGAAATCAACCAACGGTGCGGCGCAAGAACTATCGCAGATCGAGAAGATTGCAGCCGGTGCTTTTGGGGGAAGTATGCTGCAACGTGCTTGGGATTTGGCTTCAAGAGGAATAACGGGCTTCATCACTAAAAACGCGGAATTATCCGACCAAATGGCAGGCGTGATGAAGACTACGGGTTTAAATGAAGCGGCTGTTGATCGGTTGAATGAAAAATTCAAAACATTCAATACCCGGTCGGCAAAGTCAGAACTTCTTGGATTAGCACAAGTGGCTGGTAAACTTGGATTCTCTGCTGAAAAAGACGTCGAAGGATTTGTGCGCGCAGCGGATAAAATTGGTGTGGCTCTTGGTGAAGATTTAGGAGGTACGGAAGAAGCACTCAATAGTCTCGGAAAGCTAATCGATATTTTTAAGATCAATGAAGATTATGCCTTAGAGGATTCGATTTTAAAGGTAGGAAGTGCTATTAATGAATTAGGCGCTAGCGGCACGGCTAACGAGAAAAACTTAATCGATTTTGCTCAACGAATGGCCGGTATTGCACCCGCCGCTAAAATATCCATTACCGATGTCATGGGGTTGGGTGCCACCCTAGACGAACTCGGACAAAATGTAGAGGCATCGAGCACGGCGGTAGGCCAATTCATTGTGGGCATGGGTGAAGATATCCCCAAGTTTGCGAAGATTGCGAAAATGGAAGTTGCCGACTTTGCAAAGCTTTTAAAGGAGGATGCAAACGAAGCTTTTTTACGGGTACTTGAAAATTCAGCAAGCGCCGGGGGTGGTATCGAAGCGTTGGCTAAAAACATGAAGGCTATCGATGTCGAGGGAGCTAAAGGTATTGCGGCTCTAGGCGTGTTGGCAGATCAAACGGACAAACTTAGAGAAAAGCAAGATGTTGCTGCTACTTCTTTTAGGGATGGCACTAGCATTTTGAATGAATTCAACACCGTCAATAACAACCTTGCCGCTAATCTTGAAAAAATACAAAATCGGCTAGCAGCATTATGGGAGAATAGTCGATTACGCGGCTGGCTAACCGACTTGACGGGCTTATTGCTGCAGAACGACACGCAAGCACAAAAGCTAACCAAAAGCTATGAAAATCAAAAAGCGGTGGTAGGCGATCTTGAAAGCCAATTTTATCCGCTTCTAGCGCGATATGATGAATTGAAGTTCAAAGGTGAATTGAATACTGATGAGCAAAACGAATTGCACGATATTATCCAACAAATAGCAAAAGTTGTCCCTAATGCTGTAACCGAATGGAATAATTACGGAGATGCAATGGATATTAACCGAGACAAAGTCAGTAAGTTCACCGTCGCACAAAAAGAGCTTTTACAACTGAGGAATCGGGAAACGATCCGCGATCTACAACTAATGTTCCAAGGGTCTACAAAGGTTGCCGACATAATGAGCAAACAGGCCAATGAACTCAAAAAGCAAAGAGAAGAATCAAGCAATAACAACTGGATTACACAGTTTTTCGGTGTTTGGGAACATGATGTCACACAAGCGACAACGCAAAGCAAATTGGCTATGGGTGATGCATATGAGGCCGCAAAGAAACTCCGTGACGAATTCGGTGTAAAACTAACTTCTGCACAGCAAAGTGTTATTGATCATTTTGAGAAAGAGACCAAAGCCACGAACGATAATACCAAGGCTACCGGTAATAACGCGACGGCTGTAGCCAAGCAAGTTATTAATTTGGAGTATCTCGAAGCGAAGCTGGCATCGTTAATCGATCAACGTAAATCGGCTCCCGAGGGGTCTAAAGAACTTGCACGAATCAACAAGGATATAATCGACACGGAACGAAGAATAGATGCTATAAAACAATCATATAGCAAATCGCGAAGTAGCAATAACAAAGGCATTTCCGATGCGGCAAAGGCAACCGAAGAATATAAAAAGCTTTTAGAACAATACAACGAGCTGGATGCAAAACGCATGCTTGATCAGTTGAGCTTATATGAAAAGCAAAGAGCGCAGTTAGAAAAAGAATACGATGACGAAATCGCCAAGTACCAAGAGTTTCTTGACAAAAAAACAGGGAGTGATCGACAACGTGCCGATATCGCCAATAAAATTGATGCACTACGGGCTGATAAAAAGAAAGCCGTTGATGAATTGGAAGTTAGGCAAGAAAGAGATATTACCGATAAAATTATCGGTTTGCGTAGTTCCTTGTTTTCCAAATACGAAACTGAACTTGACCGCCAGCGAAACAATATAAACCGGTTCTATGACCAGCTGCTAAAAGAAGCCAAAGGAAACGCCGATCGCGAAAAGGAAATAAACGAAGCGCGTGCAAAAGATTTGACTGACGCGGAGATTCAGGAGAAGGAGCGGCTTAAAAAGTACACAAGGGATATTGAGCAAGAAACGGCACTGCTAAGTGGAGATTATCGAACGCGCCGTTTGCAGCAAATTGATATTCAATACGCGCGCGAAGTCGAAGCACTAAAACAGAAATACAACGATGAACTTCAAGCTACACAGGAGTTTCAGGAGGCACTAAAAGCGTTAGAGGAAAATTATCGTCAAGAAAAAGAAAATGCTGAAAAAGAAGCGGAAGACAACAAAGGTAGTTGGAAAAAGCAACTTGCTATCGACACCACAAAATCCATCGCTGATGCTGTTTTTCAAATCGGGCAAAATAACCGTGAAGCTGAAACACAAGCGGCTATAGCTGCCATCGAGAAACAGCGGGAAAAGGAGCTTAGCAATAAGAACCTCACTGAAGCGCAAAAGAAGAAGATAAACGACAAATACGATGCCCAGGTAGCGGCCGAAAAACGAAAACAATGGGAAGCGGATAAGAAAGCATCGCTAACAAAGGCAGCAATTGAAACCGCTTTAAATATAGTTGAGGCGTTTCCTAACGTCTTCAAGATGGCAGCGGCGGCTGCTGTAGGGGTTGCACAAGCTGCCGTGATTATGTCGCAAAAACCTCCGCAATTTGCAAAAGGAGGTCTGTTACCGTTCGGGCCAAGTCATGCAAGTGGGGGCATTTCTCTTATCAATGGTCAGACGGGGCAGGAGGTAGGCGAAATAGAAGGGGGCGAACCTATACTAAGTCGACGCACCTATGCAAATAACCGCGAGATAGTCGACAAGCTTCTTTACAGTTCTATGCGCCAAAACGGGGCGCGTGTACAGGTCAACCCCGAAGTAAAAGACCAATTGCTTAGTGGAAGAACTGGCGGATCAGCAATGCCCCAACCGGCGCCTGTGATCAACGTTACAGCTCCTCCCGTTGATTTTAGTCCCATCAACAACAAAATGGACGCTATGATTGCCGCTTTTAATAGTGCGCAAGAAAAGCAGGTGGTTCTTTCTATGAGAACGTTTGAGGAAGAACAGAACAAAATCATACAACTAAGAAACGACAATAACGCATAGGATATGAATGTAACACAGGAACAACTAATCGATTATCTGACGGCAAAAGCGGTTCAATGCGGTATTCCACATGATCCTGACAATAAGCAAAAGGCTTTTCATATTATCGATAATCCGTACAGCTTGGCTGAATTTGATGAAGCATTAAGGAGTTTTGCTGCTTTCCCGGCTGTGTTGATGGAAGAGGGCGAAGGCGACTTTTCCGATAGTGCCAGTGCTAATTACAACGACACAAAGGAGTTCGCATTAATGGTAGTGGATAAACAAACCAATGGCGAATTGCCGCGTTTAATCCGATCCCGTTGTTTGGAAATTATCAAAAAAATATTAGTGCACATTCGCAATGATTCCCGTGCTTTTGCCATCGTGCCCGGAAAGCACGTCAACTTCCGTATAAACGATTGTGTGTATACACCTATTGGCCCGATGGATACGGTTTACTACGGGTATATGATTACCTTACGTTTTATCTGTCCTTTTAGTTTCTAGCCTTTACGGTCATTTTTGTAAGGTAAGTGATAGCAAAATGGCCGTAACCATCAACAACATACCGAAACTTTCCTTTTCCCAAAACGAGGTTAAGGTTGTGATTACGTCCGATGATTATTTGGACACGGAGGGAGCTGTTGGTGTATATAAATTGGATTATGATCTTGAACATTCTCCAAACATCGGACAAGGCTATGTTAATTTTGTTCTTCAAAACAAATCGATCTTATATGGTTACGGCGGGCCTACACCGGGGCCATTACCAATCAAGGGTTACGATTTGCCACTCGCTGTTTTCGGAGAAACTCGCGAAACTTATGCTCCTAAGCTCCGTAATGCTATAGACGCTGGTTATCGAATTAATTCGGATTTTATCGTAACAGTGGATCCAAGTGATAATACTATTTTAATTACAGCACGTGATGTAGGTTCATATTACTCATTGGCTGGCACAACCGGCGCTGGCTTTACGCTTACCCAAGTTATTGAGCCTACGGATAGAAAAGTGAAGCCTCGCTTTCAACATCATTTCCAAATATGGAACCGCGATCTAAATAGAAAGATTTACGAAACCAATGTGCCATTGGATTATCCCGAAAATGGAGCTACAACAATGGATATCAGCACCATCTTGCATGCACTTGTCAGTTTAGATATTCCGAACTTATCCGATACATTCCAGCGTTGTCCAAATAGCATGTTCCCCTTCATCATCAAGTATGCTAATAGGTTCGGCACAACACAGACGATTAAGGAATTGTATCGAACGGGTGTACTTTTCGCTGTTTACGGCGGCTATAGCATGATGGCTTTGGCAAACATAGATAGTCCAACGCACTTGCAAGACTATTTGATGAAGTCGCCAACACTGTATGAAATTCAAAATTGGTTTGAAAGCTACCCGATTGATGATATTGAAGTAAAGACAAACCAACCGCAATTCATGTACTTCATCAACTCTCGCGATGTGAGCGAAGTGATCAGGATTAAGGCGGTTGTCACGCTTTCGGACGGAACAACACAAATTGTCGTACGTCCCGGTGGGGAAGTCGCACATTATGAAAAAGTTTGCTTTAATGTCGGCTACGAAAGCTTGGGCTTAACGGCGCTTACCACCGCCCTTCGTCAAGTAACGGCTTATGAGGTGTATTTGATAGGTGCTGATGATCAGCCCCGAACTGTTTCTAAGAAATTCATAGTAAACCGCGACTACGAAGCCAATACCCGTTATTTCCTTTATGCTGGGAGTGATGGCAATTTCAAGACCTTGCGAACTTTCGGTGTAGCTGAAGGAACAACGGAATACGAACCTTTAACGGGTTTCAATATTGGATTACAGCAAGATCGATTAAAAAAAGGGGATGTGTTATGTTACGAAGTAGAATCCTCCGATAACGAGGAAGTCCATAGCGGCTACATCGTTGGCTCACAAAAGCAAAACAACCTCAAGGAACTACTACTTTCTACGGCTACTTTCCGTGTATTTGGAAAGCAGCTGGTACCGATCGTATTTACTACGACGAGTATGTCGGCACCACGAGAGAAGACCGGTGCACACACCGTCAAAATAGGGTACAGAATCGCTTGGAACGAACGTCTATACACGGGCGATACCTGGGCGTTGAGTGTACCTCAAATCAACCAATCACAAGAAGCACTTAATGATATATAGTCATGAGTTTACTAGACGAACTTAAGAAATATTTTGCCCTTCGCGGCGAAACCCTTACGAAAGAAGAAATAGCCGAAGTAGTAGCCGATGGAATTTATAAGGGCGAGGCCGAAAGCGACACCAACCCCGGAACACCTGCCAACCCATGTTGGTACGGAGCAACCACAGGCGTTACTTATCAGTTTTTTCTTGATCAGGGAGGGCAACCTATCACCGTACCAAAGGATGTTGCCGTTGAAGAAGCTACGAAGTATGTGGTATCGCCTAGACTGGTTTGGAATGAAACTTACTGGACGCTCAGGTACGAGTTGGTTGATGAACCTGATATGAGTGGTGAGTACATATCAAATAATGATGTATCAAAGTCTTCAAAATCGAAAAATCGCGCAAACCCTGCCAATATTAAGATACCCGCTGTCGTAGTGTCTAATGGTGTGATCCAAACGAATTACCCTGAAACAGCTGCTTTTATTGGATATAAGCGTTCGTTTGGTGAAACGCAGTTTACAGTTAGCGGATATACCCCTAGCACGGGGAAATATGCAGCATTCAAAGATTCAAATGGCGAGGTAGTTGGATCGGTTAATCACCTTGGGACACATCCTAAGACATTTACTTGGCCTGAAAATGCCGTTAGCTGGGATGCGACGTTACGCGGTGCATCTGAAGTAACGGAAGGGCAACCTGGATACACCGATTTTCAAATCGAATCCGGACCAAACTTTACGGGTTATGTTCCTTTTAGTGAAATTGTAAGCAGCATTAAGAATACTACAATAGAAGCGCAGATGCTTAGTAAAGACAATGTAGTTCCAGATCCTATTTCGGCAGACAATGCTTTAAACCTGAGAACATTTAATGAGCAAGGTGTTAAAACGATTGATCTTGTAGTAGATTTATCCACCAATCTTGCAAATATCAAGAATGTTTTAGGCGACTCATCACCCTATAACATGGTAAACTCTGCTGGAGGTAGACAGAATATCCCCGGTTGGAAAATGATTGCCATAGACGTTAGAGGATTATGGGGAAAGAGTATCACTTGGGACGGCATAAATATTAGCAGTGGGGGCTACTCCGCATTTTACAGTGGAGATACCCTCGTTCTCAATAATGGAGCATTTACCGCCGCTAATCAACCTCGAACCCATGTCGTTCCCAGTGGTTGTGACGTTCTTTACATCGATGTAAAACGCCCTGCTGATAACGATTTGGTGTATAGTACCGTTAGAGTCAATGTTGGTGAAACTGTACTTCCATATGAACCCTATGGCGGGAAAGTATTGGGTTATAAAGATTTTACGTTTATTGGAGAAAGATTGATCGTTCCAACGGCTCAGCTATATGATCGGCGCGCAACGTTCAGTTTTATCTTTGATGATGGTCTAGAAAGCGATCAGAATGTCGTAAACCTTTTTACACAGTATAGGTATCGATGTGGTTTTGCTCTTCCCACGAATGATAGATCTAAATTTTTTAGATACCTAGGCTATCAATTGAAGGGTTTTGAAATATTAAGCCATTCGACTGATAGTGCGAGGATGTCCGTTTATTGGGACGGAACTGGTACAGCCCCTGAATATGGATTGACAACAGAGCAAGCTGAGCAAAAAATGCTTAACAGTCTAACTACTTTAAAAAGCTTTGGTTTTCATGTTAATGGATGGGTTACTCCCAACAGCAAGTTGCATAATAATTTTTTACCGATTGTTAAAAGATACTACGGGTTGGCCTATACTCAATATTTTGGTGCTGATGGAATCGTTACACCGGAAAACGCAGCAACTTCCTTTCAGACTTTCAACAGTGAATTAAGAACGTTGTTGAGGATTTCACTGGAAAGTAATACAGTATCCGCAATAAAACTATGCATCGATCAAGCGATAGCTAATAAAGGTGCGGTGTGTTTTTATGCCCACCAGTTTCCGGGCACATTGACAGAAGCAACTTTGATTGAAATTCTAAACTACTTGAAATCGTTTGTAGATCAATCAAAGGCAGACGTGTTGCCACCAACTGAAGCAACAAACAGATACTATATGTTCAGGCATGACGAATTGCTTAGTATCATAAATTCATAAGTCAGGTCATGCAGATAACCACTCCAAACGGTCATACTTTCCAACTTTACGACAATGACATCGTAACAATCGATTTATTTAGCTCGCTATTTACCACCGATGGCGAGCTAAAAGGCTCGTATAGCTACAGCGGAAAAGCTCCATTGCTACCCAATAAGCATATCATTCAATACGCCGATCTACTGGAAGCCAAGTCTTCGGGAACTATAGAAAAAGTGCAGGTTCGGTTGGGTAATATCTATTGGACGGATGTCATCCTAAAATTTAAAATTATTGACGGCAAGGAAATCGAATGGAACATAACCCTAAATCTTAGCCTGATCAATAGCAGGATTAAGAACACAAAGCTTTCGCAAATCCCTTTCCCTTATTTCGACCTAGGAGGAACCGTGTCCGAAGTCGAAACAAACATGAAATTAGCTTCTCAGGGAGATTTCAAAAAATTCCCTTTTGTGTTTGCCCCGATATCGAATATTGAATTCGAGGGCGAAATTGACGATGGCGTTCCGGAGGGCATAACAGCACCCCCCGTCGAGTTTGATCGCGCAGTTAACACAATCCGAGTAGAAAATGGAGTGATCGAATTTAACGCACCGAATCGAAGTTACACAGTGGAGGGCCAAGACTTACCGGCATTTAAGCACCATGCCGTCCCGTTCTTTTCACTTACATACGTTCTAGAGTATATTATCACGTGGCTTGGTTTTGTGCCTGACGGAAATGCTTTGTACAGCGATGAGATAAAGAAGTTGGTGATTTATAACATCAACGATTCTTACATGAGCACGCGGGGCTTAAGCTGGATTCCGACGGGTCAGCAAACAAACATGTTTGTTTCAGCGGCTAATCACTTACCCGAAATATCAATATCGGATTTTTTTAAGATCATATTGAACTACCCCGGAATATTCCCAATTCTTAGAGCGTCCACAAACACGTTATCCTTCGAATTCAAAAGCAATATTGACCGTTTCCCTGTGCTCGACTGGCGCGATAAGCAAACAAATGTCGATGAAGTCGACCCGATCAACTATGGAGGCTACCACATTTATATGGAGGCGAGCGATTCCATTGATGAATGGACAGAGGGCGAGGAACAAGACGAAATAAAGACCGGTGCAGCGGAGAATAAGATCGAATTGCCTGTTACGATGCTAGCCGAGGAAGACCTCGCTTTAGGTTCTTATCGGTTTAATGTACCCATGGATAACCAAGAAGGGAATGTTTTCGATCCGAATTTCAGGCGGTTAAGCACCTTTACATCACCTAAAGATAAACGTGACTTTAAACTTACTTTCTTGTACTACAACGGTTACGTAAATAATGGATCAGGCATTCAATATCCATATTTGAGCACAGTGAACACTGCAACTGGACAAACGCTAAAGGTAGCTGGCGAAAAAGGCATATATCACAAGTATTTAGCACCTTTTATGTTAAGAGTTGAAGGAGCTAAAAACGTTAAAGTCGATTTACTCTTAAACAATCTCGACCTGGTATTGTGGCAAGACCATAGCATTGTTCTTTTTCGCAGTAAGACAGGGGTCACTATTCCTGGACTGATTAAAAAGCTTTCTTGTGATGTGAAGAACGGAGCTACTGTAATTTCAGCCCGTGCCGAGGCTGTATTATTGGATACAGCAACTTATAAGGAACTACCGATCGATATGCCTTTTCTGCGGTTCACGCTCATTAACGAACGCTTCCAACGTATTTCCGCGGTCGAATGGAAGCGCTTGGTGGATATCAAGTTTGAGCTGTTTCGTGACCGCGAGTGTACATTGCCTTATACACCTGGGACACCGATCGTATTTGATATGGCGATTATCGTCAGGCAGTCGGACTATTCAGCTCAATCGCGCGGAGCATCAACTATATCCAGCGAGGCCCAACGGATAGCGTTGACCACTCAGGAGTTTATCATGCCTGATTTTATAACAGCTCACTTCCGTCGATCGACACCCGCATATTTCTTCCAGCGAAAGGCAAGGGTGTACGACACGAGCTATTTTTACGTGCTTGCAGATTAGTGTCCTCTCCGAAATTTATGCAGTGAAGTAACTTTGTGCCAACAACCAAAAAAGCTATGAGTAAAGTTAAAGCACAACTCGCATCTATTGGCGCGATGATTAAAAATGTAAAAGCATTAATCGACCTGCGCATTTTGCAGTTTTCCGAAACGGAACCAAATGCATATTTATTCAGGGAATTATGGTACAATAAAGATCGCCGGTTTAAACTTGAATTTTGTAAAAATCTATTGACCTACTGGCATATTAGCCGACAAACTTCGATCGATCAGTTGCAAGAATATACCTTAGCTGTATTTGATAAGGAAACGGGCGATTTGATGGCAACCTACCATATGAAGAACGGCCTTTATGTCGTTTAGCTTGGATAGCATTGGCTAACGTGGATAATGAAAACCGTTTGTTGTCAGCGTTTTACAAATAATTATCCATCATCCACGCCTTTGCTCTTTCCCTCTTAACCGAATAAAAGATCAAAGTTGTTCATTAGGTTTTGCTTTCGTTGGTCGCTCATCTTCAAATAGATTTCCGTAATACGTGTGTCGCTGTGCCCCATAATATCGCACAGACTTTTGATATCGCCTCCAAGCTCGATGAAGATTGTACCGAAAGTGTCACGGGCGCAATGGTACGTTAAATTCTTTTCGATTCCGGCAATTACTGCTATTACCTTTAAGTACTCATTGATCGTTTTATCTGCGAATTTGGTAAATAAGTAGCCTTCTTGACCCTCAACTAAATCTAACGCGGCTTTGGGTAGTGGGATAGTGGCAGTACGCCCATAGCGTTCCGTTTTTTTCATTTTAAAGGTTAGTTTGTTCCCAACAATCATATTACGATGAAGACGGTGGCTATCACTAATACGTACGCCTGTCAAACAACTAAATAGAAACCTGCGAAGAACCTCGCGAACACTATGCATTAAAGGCTTTTTATAGTAGATGTCCATAAGCCTCTTTAGTTCCACTTGTTCCAGCGGTCGGCGACTACCCGGTACGTAGCGAAATGTCAACCCGTTATAGGGATTGACTTTGATAATATTCTGTTTTTCCGCTGCGTTGAGAAACTTACGTATAACTTTATGATACCCCGTTATCGTATTGTGTGATTTATCCAGCTTACGCAAGTAAGCGTCGTATTCTCGTATTTTCTCCTGTGTTATCTCGTGAAAGGGAATGAGCGGACTTCCCCAAAAATCAATGAACTGACGAAGGCAATTCCGTTGATTTCGCCACGTTTGGTTACTGATGATTTCCTTATTGTACTCATAATTTATCCGATTATTTGTAAAGGCTACAAAATCGCCGACGGGCTTAAAACTTTTAATAGCGGTAACATACATTTCCGTCGTGAGCTGCCGACCGTCCATAAAGGCGTCGAGCTGCAAGCGGTGAGCAATTCCTTTTTGTTGTGCCAGCATAAGATTGTAAGCCTCTACATCCATATCCTGTGTATGTCTCGGAAGCAAAACTTGTTTCTCTTTGTCGAACAGTTCTTTCGGCCAGCGAATGCCGGTATAAAAGTCGGTTTTCTGTTTGTGGTGAATAAAGCGAAGGTAGATTTTAACGTTACCGTTTGCGGATATCTTACTATCGGCCACGAGATAGTAATGAATGGCATGTGTTCCAGTTTCCAT